ACTATCACCATCTATACCAGTTACATAAGGTGTTGGTAATGCTGTGAAATGTCTACCATGCTCTAAATCAGCACTTGTACGGTACATTGAAAGGTTTGTATCAACCAATGACATCAAAGGTGGTTGTGTTGGATTCATGTTTAATTCATTACCACTAATAGCTACAAAAGGAATCATGTCTAATGCTTGACCTACTCTTGTAGGATATATTTCTTGTGAAATACTCCATCCCTCATTATCTCTCCATAATCTTACTAAAAATTTACCATCTTCATCAATTAATAATTCACGGTATTGAACTTCATAAGACTGTGAGTAATCATCATTTAAGTCTTGCATTAAATAAGTTTCTTTTAACACAATGACATCATTCATCCAGTTTGTCATCTGTTCTGTTGTATATCCTGATAGATAGGCACGCTCAGTTGTTCTGTCTATCATTACACCTTGTCTACCCATTAATAACTGCTCGGATAGCATATTAGAAATAAAATCATTAAGACTGACACCTGTGCCTGTGATGTCTTGTGCTAACTCCATAATTCTATCAGGTGCATTTATAACTGGATTGATACGCATCACAGCACCCACTAGACCTTGTACAGTGTTTTTAATTGCATTGACATACATTGAACGCATGACATAAGCATCGTATTCGGCTTTTTCTTGACTACTAAGTTTTGGTAAGTAAATCTCACCTTTAGACTTTATCGCATCTGAACCTAAATAAGAATCTCTGACTCTTGTCCATTTGTCCTTTGAATCGTTATACAAAGGATGTGTACTATCAATTCCCATTCTACGCTCCTATTACTCTTGCCAGTTTTGGTTGTCCTTTTCTTTTAATCATAGGTTGCAATGCGTACCGTAAAGCATCAATATAGTGATTATGTGCATCAACTATGTTTGGCAAAATATCTTCCGTAAGCCTGTCAACCTTGTAACTATACTTTACAAATTCTTCTGCTGTTTTTAAACAGCGACTATGAATGTACACCATTCTAAAACTGCGTATAAATTCAATGCCATCTTCGATACTACCCGACCATTTATGAACGGACTCAATCTTGTACCCTTGCCTTCTAATAAAGCTAATTGACTCAGGTCTAGCACTATCTGCTCTTATTATATGCTGTTTTGCCATAGGTATATCATCAATTAGTTTGTGCGTGCTGTCTAACTCTATTTGTTTGCCCCCTGCTTCATGGTCAATATACAAGCAATTGTCATAAATAAAGCATCTTAGCACAACTGTAGGGTCTTGTGAGAATCCCCAATCTAAGCCATAATAAAACACTGCATCACTTGGTGTTGTAAAGTCCATTACTTGTGATTTGTTTTTAAATATTTGTGCTTGTGAAGCCTTCTTACATTGACCTTCCCACACATGCAAATATTCTTCATAGTCAATTTCTTTTTGATATTCTAATTCTGCTTTTAATTCATCAGTAAAAAACGGATTAGAATCGTAATTAACTTTAACTGTAACCTGATTAGGTCTTTGATTTACAATAAATTGTTGGTATGTTGGGTCTGTTTCTAGGTTTGGGTTAAGTGACAGCCATAATTCAGAGCCTTTTGCCCTTAATACCGTTGGTGTTAATATTGACCACGATTTAGCAGGAATAGTTTGGCATTCCTCTGCCCATGTAATGTCAACACCCTCAAGTGATTTAATTTGCATTGGGTCGTGTTTAAGACCATGAAAGATAAATTCAGTGCCGTTCTTACCCCTGATTGAATCTCTAAATACGCTGTAGAACTTCTCTAAGTTGTTTTTCTCAATACAAGTAGCTAACAGTTTGTGTACTGAATCTCTTATAGAGCCTTGTATTTCACGAGTACAAAGTATTCTTTTCTGTGTTTGCATCCCTAATACTAGCAAGGATAGGGCAAAGGCAGTAGATTTACCACCACCTCTACCACCGTAGTAACATTTGATTGGTGCAGGTTTTAGTAGTGCTTCAAAAGCTGTAGGTATTTGTATGGTTTGTATCATTCAGCCTTGACAAACTCAACCTTAACACTGAAATCTCCATCGAGTTCTACTTCTTGTCGCTCTACATACCCACGACTCTTACCCTGTGTCTTTAAAAACAAATCAATTGCTCTTAACTTGACAGGTTCATTCATAGTTTGCATTAAGCTATGTAAGCCTTCTTCAGCAATATCAATGTTTTCTTCTCTAATATCTGACAACTGGTCAGGGTCTTTTAATGCCCTCTCTCGCACAGCAACCCTTGAAATATCTACATCATAAGCGTTTTTAAAATAGCGTACTGCTCGTGAATAGATACCTGCACACTCTCTGAGTCCTGTCCAAAATTCATCATTAGATAACTTCATTGTTGTTAAGTTTTGTTAAGTTGACACATGATAACATCTTTTAAATGTTATGAAAATACATCATCATCGTTAAAAGGGTCGTTTTTACCAACATCACCCAATACTGGAACAGAGTCTACTGGTTTTACATAAGCAGGTTTGACTTTGGCTCTCAAATATTTATCACCGTATTTATTCAATTTATATTGAGTATCAGAATAAGTACCTGTCGCATCATTCCATTCCATTGCCCAATATAAACCAATGTCTACATCTTTACCATCTACATTAGCCATTACACTAATAATTGGTTTTCCTGATGCTTGTAATTTTTGCACACCTTCTTTTGTAAAAAGTCCTTTAGGTGGAAATGCTCTTGCGTTGTTCGTGTTGTCATATTGACTCATTTTTTACTCCTAGATTTAGATATATAAGAATAACCTTTTGTTACAAGGTTGCCTAACTGTTCAACTGTTATCGTAGTATGGTTACTTGCTTTTTTTGATGCTGGCAACCATCCTGCGTTTGTTGAAAGTTTGTTAATAATTTTTGATGTAAATACATTGCCATGAAATGCTTGACAATGTGCTACTGTGTATCCATGAACAGTTGACCATTTTAATATGTCTTTATCTTCTGTGACCCAACCTCTGCGAGATTGTGCATGTGCTACTGTCCAACCCTTATCATTTTTTAATCTTAGTATTTCAATTTTATTTGTAAACCGTTCATTAAATGCTAACGATGGGTCTGACAAATGTTCCATAAATTGTGAAAAAGTAATCATTAAATCTCCGTTTAAGGTGGTTACTTAGGGCAACCAATCCCCCATAAGACCTAACGAGGTGAGGAGATAAGGAATGATGACCTCAACTTTTGCCACCCCGAATACCTATTGGGCATAGGTAATCTTTTAAAATGTTTCAGGAAACAATTGATAATAATAATTTTGCACTTGTTGTAAGTCTTTATCTCCTGCATCTTCATAAATCTGTGTTGCTTTGTTTAAATCACCATTTGCTTTAGCTTCATCTAGTTGTGCTTTCATACTCACGACAACTGCACTACGCTGTTGTGTCGGTGTTAAAGGTTTATTATACTCAGTTTGATTTTGCTTCGGTTTTGACTTAGCGAAATCATCTGCTTCATCTTCTGAGTAATGTCCAAGCGTATAAAAGCCACAGTTTTTAAGAACGCTTCTTGCCAATGCTCTTTTCTGTGCCATTTCTAACAAGTAAAAAGAATTACAGTTCTTGCCAACTTTAGGACTATTCATCGCAGAAGCAAACATTGTAACTGGTGGCTTACCTTCAATAGTTGTCGTACACTCAAAAGCACAATATGTTTCTGTGCAAGCGTGTAATTTGTACTCTACCAACAATTTAGCCTTTGCTTCTATCTTTTCTATGCCCTCACGCTTAATAATCGTGTAATGCTGATGAGGAAACATATCAGATGGCTGTAGGTCATACTTATCGTATAACTCTCTTAAATTAGGGTTATTTGCCATTATGATTTACCCCCCATTCCAATACTGTTTTAGCTTATCTATCCAATCTTTTGGTTTCGAGTTTAAGAATGCTTCAGCTTCGTTTTCAGTAGGCTTGTTTGTGCTATTAGTTTTTAGCTTGTACTGAGCAACACGACTTTGACCGTTATATCTATTTTTAACATAAATCATATTGGTTTCAATATCTATTCCTCGTTTCCGAAGTTCATATATCACAGCACTCAATCTGTAAACACCACAATCTTCCATAGCTTGCTTACCTGTAATAGAACCATAGTCGCGTAGCCATTTTTCAATAATTACTTTTTGATTAGTTATCATAATATCTCCTTTATTTAGTAAAAAAACCTGCTCTGCGTTCTTTTTCTTCATCGTACAGAGCATCATTGCGTATTTCTTCCATGTCTTTTTGCTGTAATTCTTGCCAATCAACAGGTATGTAGCCATGTTCGGTCAACTCAATCTCACCATTTTCTTCCATCTCTATCACTTCTCTGCTACCTTTCATGAGTATATCCACCTTGCAATATACGGTGCTTGGTGAACAATGTAGGGTATCAAGCCAATGAAAATACCAATGACAAGCCAAGACCGACCCCTAAGAGGTATCAAGGCTTTTTCATAAGGTATCTTTGCATAGTTCTGATAGCTTTGTTTACGAGTCGCAAGACCTTTTCTCCAAAGCCAAACATTGAGTGAATGTCTAATCTGAAATAATTTATAAATTGTTTTTTTCATTTTTATCTCCTTACTATTTGTATGGGTATTAGAGGTGGTTGCCCACCCCTGTATAGTTTAAGAATTAACCTTGCAACAACTCTTTATCAATTTTAAGTTGTAAGATACAAGCACCTAAATCAGCTAGTATTTTCATCTGCATATCTAGCTGGTCGGGTTTCATATTATGTTCAAGTGTTTTCATTCTTTTGATTTCAGTATTAGCCTTAGTCCACCAATCTTTAAGTTCACTAAATTTATTAACTTTACTGAAATTTTCAACTAACCAACATCCATGTTCAAATAACAATTTGAATGGGTAAGTACAATAGTCAAAATTATGTTCATTCCACATATCGTACTCAGTTAGAATAACTTTGTACTCTACTTCTTGTGCATATTTTATTAATTTATCATTTTTCATTTGTATCTCCTATTTAGTCGTGTAGCACAATTGCCACATAGAACAGTTTACGCTCTTAATTCGTAGCTGTCAATCTTTTATTTACAATACCCAACAAGTATTCCTGCGTTCCAAATACTTTCTCCCATGCTCGCATACCAAGATGATGGATGCCTTGTTTGCCTCTGTGATGTTCTAAGCATAAAGGAATAGTATTGGAGTCATCAGCCTTCTTGCTTAAACTTGAATACTTGTAACCAATTAGATGATGTATCTCAGCAGGTCGCATACAAATCACACAACCATATTCAGACAAACCTTCAAATCTAATTTTGCGTTCTTTCTTTGTCATGCAAATCCTTCTAACTTTTGTAACACAAGAGCCAGTTCTTGCTCTGTATAGTTAGTCAAGATATTGTCTAATATAACTTTAGCAGTTGCTTCGTATAGTTCAATAAATTCTTTTTCTTTCATATTAGCAAAAGATATTGATTCAGCTTCTACTGTAAAAGAGCCATCCATTCTGTAAACAGGTCTGCCTCTACCTGCTAATATCGTAATGTCTTTACGAAAAGTTTCCATATTTTTTTCAACTAACACACCTTTGTAAGTGATTTCATCAGGTTGCCATATATCAAAAGCGTAATTAATCAATGCCCACCATTTTCTGAAGAACAGATAATTTCTTGGTTTTTTAAAATCAGCAGTAATGACATCATTTCTGATTAATTTGCCTACATAGGTTTGTGATTCTTTATCAGCAGGAATAAGAATGCCCCACTCAGCACCTTCTTCCTCAAATTTTTGTAGTGTCAGTTTCATTTTTTTTCTCCTTTTTGTGTTTTTTTAGTATTTCAATCCAATCAGGTTCTTTATAAGTTTTTTGATATATTTCAACTAACCTTTCAAAAAAATGTTTTTTCTTCATTTTTGTTTCATCCATAGTTGTGCTTGATTGCTAGACATTTTTGCTTCAGACATATAATATTTTTTTGCTTCATACTGGACAAAAGCAGGTATATCAGTCCAACCCACACCTTTTGGTGGATGGTCTTTAAAGAAATTCATTTTGTCCTCGTGGTCTGATGATTTCCACTGTCCAAACCAATCATATTCAACATTAATATTATGTGCCAATTTTTTTATCTCCTCATTGTTGATAGGTGCAAGACCTCTCATTGTTTTAATTATTTGTGCAGGTACAGGTGGATGTGCTAAACCCATATCATAATGCTGGTTTAAAGCTATGTGCCAAGTGTTTTGTTGGTGGATAGTAAGCCTAGCTATTTGTTCAGAAAAATCTGTGATAGTTTTAACTTTGTCACCTTTGCTTTTGATGAAATACCCATAGTTTCGTTCACACCAAGATGCAATCTCTGTTGCTATCTGCACACAGTCCATTTGATTATTGTCGATTGCGTTTTTACTGTACATTTTTCTTTTCTAATACTGCTTGATGAATACTAGCATAACTATCAGTAACAGATTCTTTTGGCTTAGATTTAGATAACCAATTAGTAACAAATCGTGGTGTACCTATATGAGTTTTTTGTTTGCTAGGATTTGATATTAACCACGCTCTCATTTTTAAAAGTTCTTCGCGAAAATTAATATTAGGATATGCACTTTGTATTTCAAGATAAAGTTTTGGTGTTAAAAAATAATCATCTCCACTTTTGAGTGGCAACCCTATTCTTTCTTTATCATTATCATTAACATTAACATTATCATTTACATTAGCTATTGACTTGCTATTGCTTTGCCCTTCTTTTGCTATTGCCTTGCCCTTATCTTGCCCTTGCTTTGCCCATTTATCTTGAGTTGCCTTACCACCCTTTAAGCCATTTTTCCATTTACGATAATTAGCTTCAAGTTGTGGCTTAATAAGTGAAAACATACCTTTTGGATAGCCTTCTAACTCAATTTCATTATGGTTCAAACCAAATTCAAATATAGCATCATATAATGCCAGTCTGTCTTTGTCTGTTAAAAGTATAGATGCTTCAAAAAAACTTCTATATACAATAAATGAATCCTTTTTTATCATTTTTATCTCCGTTTAAATTTGGTCTATTGTAACACATAATATGAATTTAATTCGTAATAAGTTCCTTGCTATTTATTTCCATTGTCAAAAGTTGGATATAAATATCTTTACATGGATACCCTTGCTCATACTTTTGCCATTGTCTGATGCCTACACCAACAATTTCAGCACACTCTCTCTGCTTTAAACCATTAGATACCCTAAGATTTTTTATTTCTCTAGCTGTCAAGTTTGATTGCTTCATCTTGTAATTCCTTTTATTAAATAAAATATATTGTTACTTGCCCCAACAATTCCAAATCTCATCCCAAAGACAATCAGAAAAGTCATACTCTAATCCCATGTCATTATCACCAAAATATGGAGTAAAGTTTTTAGCTGTTTTTTTGAGTTCAGTGATGCTTTCAATTAACAAATTAACATTAGTTTCATTGAAGTGCATCATTTTTGTTTTGAAGTCTATAAGATGTTCAAAATCAATAACGCTGTCATGAACCTGTTTTACAAATTCACTGTAGGCTATTTCGTTTAATTCTTCTTGTGAGTAAAGTTTAGTATTTGACATTTTTATCTCCTATTAGTAAGTCAGTTTTGACACATGACTAGGTGTTCCTATCCATTAAATTATACGCTTTTATTTCGTATTACCAAGTTAAATTATTAGGCAAAGTGTCTTGCCAAAATTGTCCAAGTCCAGTTGTATCTTCAGGCAGGTTCTTTAATTTGTTCTCTGCTACTGAAACCATACATCCACAATCGTTACATGAAAACTTGACCCATTCATCAAAATCAACTTCAGCACCTTTAGCATAAAATTTATAGCCACTGAGATTGCCAATTGATTCTTTAACTACTGCTTGTGTATTTGGCTGTTTTGATTCGATTAAATTGTCGACAAACATTTGTATTAGATTAGATACTTCTGCCCTAGAAACTAATTTTGCAGAGGTCTTGCCATCAATAAGGTTTTTGATGTGATTTCTTTGTTCGTCTGTAAGTGTAATTTTGATATTAGTATTCATTAGACAACCTCTCCAGTTAAAGTATTAGTTTTTCTTAGTTTGTCCATGAACTCCTTATCTTCGATTTTTTGTTCATGTGTACGCTCACCACCACTGTTATCAATTCTTTTAACTTCGTGGCTAGAATAGCATCTTTGTTGCTCTGAAAGAACTCATCAGTACAAACAAAAACCCACTCCCATCTAATGCTTCTTTCTTCTTTAACAACATCCCAACCATCAAATTCGCCCTCACAAAAACAAACAGCTTCACAGCCATATGCTCTTGGGTCAAGAACTTCATGATTTTTGTATTGGTCAGCACCACCTGCGTGTTGAGCATATCTGATTCGTAAAAAACCAAACTCGATGTGTACCCAATCATTGTTAAATTTATCATAATAAACTTGACCACTGTAATGGTCACTATGAAAGTCACCAACTTTATCGCCTTTTCTTAAATTTTCAAAATTAAATATTTGCATTTTTTTCTCCTGTTTGGTTTGGGGGGTTGCCCCCCGATTAATTAGCTGACTTTTTCTTGTGGTAAGTCGAAGTGGTGTTCTTCGAGGTCAGGTGAGTAGTATGAATCACAGCACATAGAAGCCAGTGCAGTTTTGTTGTCATCTAGTGCTTCTTGTTGACTGTCATAAGCGATGATGCCATGACCTAAATCACGCGACCATCTGACCATGCCATCTTTAGTCATAGCTAACCAGTAGTTGCCTTCATAGACCCATGAATATCTGCTGTCTAAATATGTTGGTTGTTTATCTGTAGTCATTTTTTTCTCCTGTGTTGTTGGGGGGTTGCCCCCCCTGTAAAATTATTTATTGTTTGGGTAATCATGTTTTTCGATAACATCAACATAGATGCCTTTAACTACATCATCACCTCTTTTTTGATAAAACGCTTTGCACAACATTCCTTCATACATGAAATATTGTCTAAAGTTAATTTTTTGCCTGTCAACTAACTCTTGCTTATGTTTAGTAACTGCAACACCTAATCTAAGAGCCATAACTTCAGGGTAATCTATCTGTCGCTGTAGTTCTTCTTTAGTAGTGTAATGGTTTTTTTTGTTCCAGTTATATCCATCTGACATAGTTACTTCAAAGCAACCTATTTTTATTTCTTGGTCATATTTAATGTTCATTTATATCTCCTTGTTTAGTATTAAAATATAGAATTAATTAACTCTATGAACAACATCTTACGCCTTTAGTTCGTAAATGTCAATAAAAATAATAAAATAAATGCAAGATACTGAGCATCAAATACAAAAAGCAATCACTCAATACTTAAATTTACTGGGTTTATGTTGGTGGGCAGTGCCAAATGGTGGCAGAAGAAACATAGTAACTGCAACTAAACTTAAAAGTGAGGGAGTAAAGTCAGGTATTCCTGACATAACACTGATACACAAAGGGCAGTATTATGGCATTGAGGTTAAAAAACCAAAGACAAACACACCAAAAGGCAGGTTNAGTCAAACGCAATTGAGTAGAATCGCTGAAATTAACGAATCTGGNGGAATTGTTGGATTAGCTTACTCAGTAGCAGATGTTGAAGAATTATTACAAATTTGGGGTATTCTTTAGCGTCTTGATGTNATGCTAGANCCNAAATACATGCCTACAACAGATAGGATTGCATGACCTAACCAATCAGGTGTGACAATTCCTTCTAACTCGATGTAGGAAGTAATATCTTTTGTGAAGTCTAAAAACAATAATTTAAAACCTTCAGTTGTAATGATGGGTATTTGAGTAGTAGTATTAAACAATGCAGGTGCAAGAAGAATGTATCCTGCCATAGCCATGAATGATATAACTAAAAATCTGCGAATCCAGTTTGCGTTAGGGTTTGAGAACGCTCTAGCACTCTCTACGCTTTTTTCTGATTCTTGGTATCTTGTTATTAAGGCTTTTTGTTGTTCTGCTTTATCTGCTGAAGATTGAGACCATGCTTTCATAATTGCACCCCCCATAGTCGAAACCAACATCGTGATAACTTCTAGGGGGAGTCCAAACATATCTTATGCTAGCCAGTTATATAAAATACCAACAGCAACGATAATAGCAAAAACCCATAAACTTGTACGACCCTTTGCCATTTTCTTCATTTCGTCTACACTTTTCATAAAACCCCCATTTTATTATCAGACAAATTTCAGAGCCGACATCAATCCAAACTCCGAAATTGCATAATACCCTACTGCACCATAAAAAGTAAATCTTATCTGATTTAGTGTTAAGACAATTTTGTCTAGTTTTAAGTCAGTAGTTTCGGTTTTATTAAAAAGTTTTGCTATCTGCTTGCTGTGTCGCTCAACTTTATGCTCAAGCATTTTGACTCTATCTTCCACCTTTTTTCTTTTTTCCTTTGCCTTTTGTACCTTTGTATGGTGTTTTGTTATAAGCCATAGTGTTCTCCTAATTAGCTAGTGGGTTATCAAGACTTTGCTGAACTCTGTTCAATAAATCTTCTTTAGTTTTATCGACCTTAATTTCAAATCGGTCAAGTTTTGTATCATAGTTCGTCAGCTTTGTATCAACTGATTGTAGCTTTGTATCCACTTTTGACTCAAGATTCCATTGTGAATTTCTTAGGTCAGTCATATCTTTCTTTAACTCTATTTTAATNGCATTTGCGTGTTCTTCAATACGAATTACATCTGCTGATGTTTTTTTCATGGTTGAACTAATTTTACCGAGGTCAAGATTTGCCAGTGATTCTACCTTTTGATAAAGTAAAAACCCACCATATAAAGAACCTATCACAGTCGAAATTAGTGCAAACAAACCCATAATGCTTGCACCACTTAATTTAAGACCAAAAACATTTAACTTTTGATTCTTAACATCTTTACCTTGTTTTACAATTTCTTCTAAGTCAGCCATTAGTTATTAAAAGCACCATCATTTTGCATTGTTTTTAAATACTCAATTTCTTGTTTTAATCTTTCTACTTCTAATCTTCTACGCTGTAA